CTCAAGGAAATTCAATAGCATATCAACATATAGGTCACGTTCATAAGGCATCATGTCTTCTAATTCACTTAACGAATAATTATGATGCTGAGCCATAGCAAACAATACTGTATAGTAGTTGGCTAGAGTGTTATGACTCAGCCCCAGGTAAAAAAATCACTTAGCGTAGTGAGTTCAATTTCTCTTTTATTACCGAGCTCATTTGTATACTCAATCTTATAGTATAGTGAAGGCAATGAGTCAAAGAACTCTCTGATCTTCGTAAACGATTCGATGTCGAGGTTATCAACAAACTCCGCTAGTTCTTCTTCTGGAGTATCAGATGCAAGATACACGTCGTTCTCGTCAAAGATCTGATCGATACATGAGCGCACCAAATACTCAACAACAGAAGTCAGCTCTGTGTCTTCTGGAGCTGATTCGAGTACTGTCACCGAAGGGAACTTCATCACAATGCCAACATTTTCGTTGATCATGATCTTGTTATTGATAGGCTTTGTCTTTAGCATCTCAACCGTGTCCAGATCAATCTGAAAGTCGTATACTTTATCATCCTCATTGTCACGATATGACACATCAATAATGTTGTTGACCGAACGGGATCTTAGCTTAAGGAACATGAACTCCAGGTCGAATGTCGTGAGCGAATCTATATCGAAAGAGGCATCCTGAATACAGTTAGTCAGCACCTGCTTGATGCCAAGAACAATATCTTTTTCCTGACCAGACTGTTGAGCTGTAAGAAGGATCTTCTCCTCTTTCACAACAAACGGTCTTGCTTTCACTGTTTTGTTCTGTGACGGTACTTCCAATTCAAATAGAGGTTTATCTAGTTTAGGTAAAGCCATTATATTTCACTCCTTAATTACTTTGGTTTTTATTTTGGGCCCGCTAGCTTTGTACGCTGCCTGCCAATTTTGGATCCTGCCTTGAATGAGCTACCTGACGTAGGGTAGTCAACGGTAAAGTCTGTGAAGCCGAACGGTATCGAAAGCCTGACTAGCTCATCGTTTGCGCCCCAGGATAGGTCTACGTTAGGCAGAGACTTAGGGTACGCTTTGAACATCCTGACATTCATTACAGGGTTGTTACCATATTCAGAAGCATAATCAGCCTCACCTTCTCCACCTTCTGTTGGGGATGCATAATTGTCATACACAGTAACTAACACATCTGTGGTGTAGTTCTCTTTGTATCCTACTTCGTATGCGTATGCTTTATTGGATCCAACATCCCAGCTTCTGTCGAGTGCAGATTGCCCACGGGAACCTTGGAAGTTGACAATTGTATTCATCCAGTCGTAGAACAGCCTATGAATCTTGGACTGAGCATCCATGACGAATGTGAGGGTAATTTCACTGTAGGAAACGTTGTGGGGAATAGATTCGACAGGTCCCCAACCAATACGGGGTTGATCAATTGTAGCGAGGTTCAGACCTGGCAGCTGCGCAGTCTCACAGCGCAGAGAGATCAGACCATCTTCATATCCGTATTCGCCTTTGAAGTCTTGAAGGCCTTTTGGAAGACTAAAGAACACGACGAATCGGTTCGAGCGCAGTACACCGTTTTTTTCAATTGATGATCTGAAACCTGAAATATTGAACATTTACTTACCTATCGAGATCTTTGAATCGGCCCATACTTGGTTCTTCGTCGCCTTCGAGAATCTCTCTAGCGGCAGGAATAAGGCGATGTCCCACTCAGAAGGATACACATACATGAACCTCGAGTTCATCTGTGAGAACAGATACTGCTTCACACACGGTTTGATCCACCTAGATCTTGCAGCTCTATTTAGCAGTTCAAATGTGCCCTGAATTCTTGTTGTCTCATCATAACGCTGATTGTTGACCAGATCATAGAGGCTATCCATTAACTGAGCTCTGATTCTATGAGGCAGATAGTGTAGGTTGATACCCCAGAACCTGTCGCCCTCGACTCTGAATGGAAAGATCAGAGGAAAGCGGTCATAGTATGGAAGTGTGTCTTTAAACTTTGGATCATACTGGAACATGTACATATTACCAGGTCTGATTCGACTGACCAGACGCGTCTTGTCCTTATTCATTAGGGACGTCTCGTTGATGGTCCTACCAAACTGCTTTGCGGTATCTCTATACCACGAACGAGCCGCATCGGTACGCGCTGGTATCTGTCCTGCGCGAACACCCTGAGTGATGATTGTATCGAAAACAGTAGCCACTAATATTTAATCCCTAATTCTTTTTCTGTCATAATAATAAATTTCCAACCTCTATCTTTACAATACTCTTCTGCTGCTTTCCACTTGGCTTCATTTACGCCCCACGTCATCACTTCGTTGATGTAGCGCCTTGTGGGTTTCTGTCCCTTTAGAGTCAGCTTCACATCAGGAGGAGTGGTCTGCGCTTTAGGCTTGACTTCAATAAGTATGCTTTCCAGCTTACCATCTTTTCCTTTTCTCTTCACGAAGAAATCTACAAAGTATCTATGGCGCTTGCGATCAATCGGAGAGACATATGGTATAACCACTTCCTCCGAGGACCATTCTACAACATCTGGGTGTGCATCCAGATGCATCATTAATTTCAGCTCCCACGAACTCCTATAAATAATCTTTGAGGCGTCCCCTTTGTACTTTTTGGGATTGAGAGCTCTGAACATACCTTTGTGCGCCATAAATACTATTTATAACGAAAACAGGACCATATCAATGGCATTCAATATAGGGAAGTTTGTGAAGTCGGCTGCGAAGACAGTTGGCAATAAGTTGCTTGATGATATCGTAAGCTCGGTGACGTCACAGCTCCCAATGAACATTTCTTCATCTGCACGATCGACTGCAGAGACTCTGTTTAATGTTGGTGCATCATATGATTCTATTACAGCATTTGCTGCACAGAAGGCTGATACAATTGTAAACCAAAAAGCAGAAGTGTTCTACGGTCTTGCAGGAAAGGATCCTGCAAGAGTTGCATCTGCCGATCTTAAGAAGCTAAGATCAAGAGCCGTCGAGGATACCAATCAGTATCTTACCGATGTGAACCCATCTACAAAGATTGCGTCTAAGAAGAGAGACGCATCTGTTATTATGGATGGTGTCGTCTAATGACCGAAGCATATAGTTTTCTTAATACTGCAAAATACTTCTGTACCTTGAGTATTATAAAGTATAACAGACCAAAGCCGTTCGATCCTGGTACATATAAGGTTGAAAAACTTATTCGTCTTCCACTTCCTATGGAGCTAAGAGATGATACAGCTGTCTCGTATAACAATGTCGATCTCAAGGTAGTCGGAGACATTGCAAATAAAGATATTGCAGGACTAGGCGGAGAAGCTCTAAGACAATCCGGAACCCTTGCCGCAGCACCGTTTTCAGCAGCCGCTGCAGGTCTATCGAACGCTGGTGGTAAAGCCAGCGGGGTAGGAATGGGATTAGTAGGAAATATGAGTGGTGCGGCATTGAAAAATGCTATTGATCCTGAAGCAATTACTTCAGCTATTCAACAAGCCGCTGGCGTGGCTCCTAACCCGAACCCATCTGTTGCATTCCAGGGCCCTTCTCTCCGGGAAATGTCATACACATGGACGTTCATGCCTACTAATGCCAAGGACTCAGAACGCATCCGCAAGATTATTAATTATCTGAAAGCTGCAGCTCTGCCTAGGGCTACCCCATCAAGCGAATCGGCTGCTATCCTCGAATATCCTTTCCTTTGCCAGATGAACTTCTTCCCATGGGACAATAATGGCACCGGTGCATATGGATGGAACATGAATACCTCCATTATTAAAATGAAGAGATGTTTTATGGCATCTGTCAACGTAAACTATACGGCCGGCGCTGCTCCTTCGTTCTTTGCAGGATGGAATAACGAGCCTACAATCATTCAGCTTTCTATTAACTTCAAAGAAATTGAATACTTTATGGCTCATGACTATGGTGACAAGGTCGATAGTAAGGGCTTCTCAGGCGGTCTGACAGAGATCTTTAAGGGAGTTTTCGGACTGGACTATGTTGAAACTCCACCCGACTCTAATGCGCAAGACGGCACAACAGACGCAACAGCTGGAGCTACAACCTAATGAACTACTTCGATAAGCTCCCCACAATTACATATAATAATAATCTGGTAAAGAACCTTCTTGCCAGAGCAAGACTATCCGACTCTGTAAGGAAGAATAAGACTGCCTTCTATCCATATACAATGGATGCAGGAGATCGTGTTGATAATTTATCTAATTTGTATTATGACAATCCAGGATACTCGTGGTTGGTATGGCTAACCAATAATACCGTGGATCCTTATTTTGATCTTCCTTTATCGGAAGGTGACCTATTCTCTCACATCGTGGCAAAGTATGGGTCGTTCGAATTAGCACAGAGAAAGATTAAGCTATTCCGAACCAATTGGTATGATAACACTGATGATCAACTCACTGTTGCACAATTCGAGGCTCTTGCATCATCGTATAAGAAGTATTACGAGCCTGTGCTCGACAACGTACTGAATGTTGCTAGGTATGTCAGGAAGAGACGCGACGAGACTGCCGCTACCAATAAGATCATTTCTGCTACTATCTCTTCGGTCACAGGCACATTTAAGGTAGGCGAAGAGATCAGAGCAAGCGGAACCAACTATGCGTTCTGTACATATGTGTCTGACACTTCTCTTACTATGCAGCATGTCATAGGAACGCTCTCCGGAACAGTCACGGGCCAGGAGTCAGGTGCGACTGCCACTATCGGAACGGTAACCACAATCAAGGAGACTCTTGCTGCTCAGGATAATTCGTTCTGGTCTCCTGTCACGTTCCTAGAATATGAACAAGAACTAAACGAAGCCAAGAAGCAAATAAAATTACTCGATGTTCGCTTTGCTTCCCAGGCTGATAGCGACCTTAGAAGGGTCATGCTAACTAGATGAGTTTAATTAAGAACCTTTTTAATGATGTAGAGAAAGTGTTACTGGGCGCTGTTGAGGGGGCCCTGTCGGAGGCTCTTAACGTCAAATCTCCGTCCAAGTTTCAGCCAGGTGATGTTGAGCTCGTAGATATCGTATTGCTTTCAGAAGATCAACAAAGAACATACTCGCTGAT